GCCATAACAGCTTTTTTAGAAACAGGTTCCGTTGAAATAGCAGACGGCGATCAACTAATGTCTATAAGTAAATTAGTTCCTGATTTTGATAATTTAGCAAATACCATGACAGCCAGATTAACTCTAGAACAGTATCCACAATCAACATCAAATATTCAAACAAGTGGTACTATTACAAGCACCACAGAGAAAATAAGTGTTAGAGGTAGAGGTAGAGCAGTTAAAATAAGGTATACAACTAACACGGTTGATGATACACCGTGGAGACTAGGTTCACAGAAATTAGAATTAAGACCAGATGGCAGAAGATGATTTGTATAAAAGATAATACATTATCAGAGGAAGACATAGGAAAATTATTGATTTTTACAACTCACCCAATGCATGAGTTTGCAGAAAGTTTTACCATAGACATAGATAGCAACAATCCCCTAGTAAATAAAATTAAGGATCAAGCTGTAGAGAAAGATAAATTTAAACAAATAGAATTAGCACAAATAGTAACCTATCCTACAGGAGGTTCATTACATTTTCATTTTGATGAGGCAAGAGAAACGACAACAGGAGCTTCAATAACTTTTTTAAATGATGGTTTTGTTGGAGGAGAGGCTGCTCTTGAAGCCATAAAAATATCTCCTTTAACAGGAAGGACTTACTATTTTGACGGTAAGATGTATAAACATGGTGTATTAAATGTTATAAAAGGAGTAAGACACACATTGTCTGTTTGGTATAAAAATGGCTAAAATAACAATTACTAGATTACCTAATGCTACACCAGAATACGATCCTGGTCAGTTTGATCAAATGATAAGATTATTAGATCAATTAATATTATTATTAAATACTAACTATCAACAAGATTTAAAAGAAGAACAAGAGTCGGAGGCTTTTTTCATTGGCTAATACATTTAAAAGCGCTATGGTTGATATTACAACCACTGATTTAACAACGGTATTGACAGTGCCTACAGCGAACCCTGGTGCTTCACCACCTGTGCCACCTACAACTGATGTGGTAAAGTCTATTTTAATTTGTAATGACTCAGGAAGCACAACACTCGTTGATTTAGAGGTGGTTAGATCTTCTGCTACTTTTGAATTATTTAAAGCTAAAAGTGTTGCTACAAACACAACTACAGAATTACTATCACAGCCTCTTGTTTTACAAGAATCTGACGTATTAAAAGCACAAGCTAATGCTGCTAATCAAGTTCACATTATTGTAAGTTTTATGGAGGTTACAAAAGGTCAACTATAGAAAGGAATATTATGGATTTACAATCATTATTTATAACGCCTGTTATGATGACAGAGGTCAAGGGCCACGGTCACTTAATAGATAGACTTTACGAGATAAAAGCTAAAGATGAAAAAGGTATGCCAAGATCTAATGTTGGAGGTTGGCACAGCAATGATGAGCTCTACAAAGATGAGGAGTTTAGAAGCACGGTAGGTGATATACTTTTTAACGCCAAAGAATGCTTTGGACATTTGGACGTGCAAGATAAGTATGTGCCTGAAATGACAGGATTATGGGGTATGATAAACCCACCAGGATCTAGAAACAATGTGCATACGCACCCTTACAACTACTTGTCCGGAGTATACTACCTAAAAGTACCCCCTAAAAGCGGTAATTTGGTGTTTCTAGAGCCTAAACCACAGGCTGAGGTGTTATCACCCCCAAAGAAAAAAGACGCCTCTATACACCTAGCTCATAGCGTAACTTGGGAACCTAAAGAAAATTCATTGATTTTTTTCCCATCATGGTTACAACATGAAGTACAATACAATAACTCTAAAGAAGATAGGGTTATTTTAAGTTTTAATATTAATTGGAGACAAGAATAATGCCGATAGTAGAAAACGCTGAACAAATAGGCACAATTACCTTAGAAGACGGAAGGGTTGTTCCTAAATATAAAGTGAAAACTGAGACCACCTTAACTAACATTGACACAGGTCAGGAGTATGAATCCGAAGCTGCCATGCAGGCAGATATAGATGATCCAAGCACTTCAACAACTGCTGAAAAAATCAGACGAGATGTTAAAGTATTTGCTCCTTCATTAAAAGATATGTTAGGTGAAGCGGCTGAGTAGCATATTTATTCAAGACGATTTTTTCCCCAAACAAGAACTGCAAGTCATTACTAACGATGTTTTGAAAGCAGACTACACCGTTCCAAACCAGGATCGTGTAAAAACTTTTGATGGCGTTTACTGGCATAATCATTACCTACCTGATAAGTGTGAGGTTAAAGATTTAATACAGAAGTTAATAAAAAAGTATTTTGATTGGAATGTAAAAGAAAACACACACGAATCTGTTTATACGATGGTTGGTGTTAGTGATAAAGCCAGACCTCATGCTGATGGTTCCAAAGCTCAGTGTTTAATTTATGTTTTAGGCGATGAAAAGATTAACAACGGCACCGGTTTCTATAATAAAAAAAGTGAAAATGAATATGAACTTAGCTCAATGATAGGTTTTAAACAAAACAGAGCTATATTTTTTACAGGTGGTATAGTTCATTCGCCTATGCACTGGAACGCCAAAGAAGGAGAATCCTCCTGGCGTTACTCAATCTGCAATTTTTTTGATTAAGATTTCTTGCACTCACAGTCATCAGCGCAATGCTGCTCTGTATTTTTCATGTGTCTTTCAAAATCTCTCTCCATAGCTAATAATCTTTCGTGGTATCTGCTCACCTTATCAGCAAGGACAGCAATAGCTTTTAAATAATCTTGTTCGCTCATAATATCTCCTTGATTTGTAATTTTGGGTGAGATCTAATTTAAACATGCATACATATTTTTTCAAGCAATCTTTTTATAATTGTTTCCTTGACAACAAAATAGTGTTATGAAAGAGGCAGAAAATAGAATGATTGAATCTAAAACATATACCTTTGGGAGAGTAGTTAAGTGTTACAATTTACCGCTTGATGGCATAGCTGATCTTAACGACAAATACGAAGAGGCTAAAAATAATTTAACCACTATGGGTCCTAGATTAGCTGGTCGCTTAGACTCAGAATTAGAATTTACAAACATATTACAATCAACAAAAATATTTAAAACAATCGTAGAGTGTATGCAGGACTATATAAAAACTTTACATGACACGGATGTGTATGAGGGATCAACAGATCTACACATTATAAGCGCTTGGATTAATGATATGGAACAGGGTGAATATAACCCGCCACATACGCATCACGATTTAACAGGTTGGTCTACTGTGCTATTTTTAAAAGTACCAGAATTCATTAATGATGCAAAGGATCCGCACAAATTTAGAGATGGTAAGTTAGGTTTTATTTCACATGATGGTGTTGGAAGCACATGGATGGATGCAAAGGTAGGACAGTTCTATATTTTTGAAGCTCGTCATCAACATTTTGTAATGCCTTTCAAAGTTAAAAATAAGGGAGATATTAGAAGATCTATGTCTTTTAATTTTGTAGAAAGAAAATGATTAAAGTAAGAGATAATATTTTTATGTTTGAAGAGGCTAAAGATTTATATCAATACTTTAACATTAATAAAGGTTGGACATTTACTGGTGGTGTAGACAATTCACCATATAACAAATTTAGTTGTCAATTATCAAAAGATCACAAGAGAGAAGCTATACTATTTGAAAAGGGAGAGCAGCTTTTACAAGAATTTAATCTTACAGGTTTAAAATTAATAAGAGCGTACGGTAGTGCCACTGTATCTCACATGCCACAAGCCATGCATGTTGATGAGGGAGTAACCGAGAAAGATGAGTTGTATACTGTAATGTTTTATATTGTTCCTGATTGGGCTTTTGAATACGGAGGAGAGACATTGTTTGTAGATTTAAAAGGTGATGTATTAAAATATGTCTTACCAAAACCAGCTAGGGCGTTAGTATTTGATGGTTCTATTTTACATGGTGCAAAAGAAGTAAGTTCTGTCTGTAGAGAACTAAGAGTGGTGGTTACATTAAAATACAAAAGACATGCTTAAATATAAAAACATTGAATTTGTTGTTCACACAGAATTTTTAAAAGATGTAATACCTCATCCTAAACCAGCATTACATTTTATTCCCAAAGAATATAAAGAATTAGAAAAATTTATTGGAAATGATAAGCAAAAAGAAACAGTAAAAGGTTGCATACCTTTTTTAGACTCATTGACAGCTGGTTACATTATACCTTTTGACATGGATTATTTGATTGAGTCAGACGCAGAAAAAAAAGAAGTTACAACCTTTAGAGCAGCTAATAAAGAAACACAAGAGTGGCATGATAAAATACAAATACCAACAGAGTGGAAATCATCTATGGGTGATAAAGTTTTAAAAATATTTAATAGGTGGATTATTATAACTCCTCCAGGTTATAGTTGTTTATTTATTAATCCCATGAACAGAGTAACAAGTGATGTTGAGTTTTTAAGTGGTATTGTTGACACCGATAATTATCCTATGTGTGTAAATTTACCTTTCAACATTAAAAACTGGGGCAAAGAAATAATGTTAAAAAAAGGTGATCCTATGATACAAATAATCCCTTTCAAAAGAGAAAGTTGGAAAATGAAAAGTCATTTTAGACAGGTTAAGGAACATGTTATTGAACATGCAAAATTAATGAGTTTTTTTGTAGATAAATACAAAAAACTTTTTTGGAGAAAAAAATCATGGAGATGAAAAATTTTATACAAAAGTATAATGACATAATAGATCATGAATTATGTGATCAAATTATTAAAGAGGCTGACGAAAATCATTTTAAATCTGCTACAACTGGTGATGGTAATGTGTCTGAATATAGAAACTGTATTGCAAAACCTCTTTCAGATAAGTTTGATAAAAGTATTTTTGAGATAGTGGCTAAATCATTACGAAAATACTGTGAAACTTTTAAATGGTGTGAGTTTGGTTTAAACATAGAAGACACTGGCTATCAGCATTTATTCTACAAAGGATCTAATAGAGGTGAATATAAAATGCACACAGATCATTTTGATCTACACCCAAGAGTTTTAAGCTGTTCTATGATATTAAATGACAATTATGATGGCGGGGATTTTGTATTTTTTGATGAACAGTATTTAGTTAAAAAAAAGAAAGGAAGCGTTATCATGTTTCCAAGTAATTTTTGTTTTCCTCATGCAGTAACCCCCGTTACAAACGGTGACAGACACTCAATAATAACATGGATTCGTTAGAGAAAAATAAATACAAATATGTAAAAAATATGTTGTCGCCAGAAATGGTGGAGTTTTTAACAACATATAGTATTAGAAAAGCTGCATCAGGTACGAACAGACCAGATGAACAAGTTAACTTGTCAACGTCCTTTCACTCTAGTGAATCTGATGTCTACAACCACATAATTCATTACTTACGCCCTCTTATGGAAATAGAATCTGGTTTAAGTTTAAAACCAATTTATTCTTTTAATAGAATATATCTACCAGGATCTGATTTAAAAATACATAAAGACAGACCTGCTTGTGAAATAAGTGCATCAATTACTTTAAAATATTTATATCAAGATCAAAACTACAAATGGCCTTTATGTATGGGCGACAAGCCTATTATTATCAACCAAGGTGATGGTGTCATTTATAAAGGTTGTGAAATTGATCATTGGAGACCAGTTTTTAATCAGCCAAAAGATAGTTGGCATCATCAATTATTTATTCATTATGTGGACGCAAACGGTCCTTATAAAGATATTGAAGAAGAATTATAATTAAGAATAATTAGGGTCGTAGTCTCGCCAAGTCTCGCCGTCACTCCACGTATCTGCGACTTTTGCATTATGTTCTGCAGTCTCAGCAGCTTCAATTTGAGTTTTTCTAGTTTCTGCCCATGATAGTAATTCTGCAATGGTAGTTGATCCAACCGCATCAGAAGTAGAAGTTAAATTAGTGTTGCCTGCCATCATTCCAGTAGCAGGATCTTTTGTTTGAATTTCATTCTGACCTACTAAATTATTCCAAATTACAGCATGAACTGAGTCAGGTATAGCTGGCATAGAGTTTCCTCTGTCTGCCCACACAATATTATAAGAATTATCTACAAAGATTCCATCACCATTTAAAACTACTATCTGTGTTGCCATAAATATCTCCTAATGCTTAATTATATATTGAACAATTACGAAAGGCGAGAACGCGTTGTTTCCCGCAGCTGTAACCGATCCAGTTAAAGTTGTTGTGATGTTACCAGTTAATGTGCCGGACAAGGTGTGTGAATGGTTATGTCCTGTACCTGAGCCAGCGTTTTCAGAAGTTTCTGTTCCTGGAAAACTTACTTGAGGAAAGTTACCACCTGGAGGGAAACTTAATCCTGGTGAAGGACTTCTTCCGTCTGGGTTACCTGGTCCCCAACGTGTTTGTGGAGATTGTTTCAACCAAACCGTATGACCATGACTCGCTAATTGAGCAGTGGTTAAAGACGTAGTATCAATACTTCCTGTAACCGTAACTGTTTGGTTAGTAGCATTTGTAGCAGCTTGGTTGTTAGTTACAGCAACTGTAACTGTGTTTGCACCACCCGTGCCTGCCATGCTTGTAGTACCACTTTTACCTTGTGGAAACTTACCTTGAAGATCTGGAACGTTAAATGTGGTTGAGCTGTCACCTGCTCCATAGGTAGTCCCTATAACAGCAAATAAATCTGCATACGTTGATCTTGAAACGGCAGAGCCATCACATAGTAGGTAACCATCAGGAGCCGTAGCTTTACCCCATGGTTTAATAGTTCCTACTTCACTTCTTTTTGTTATATCTTGTAAGTTAGCCATGATTAATCGTTATACTTTAATCTCCAACCGTTGTCACTATCATAGAACACAAGTGCTAATCCAGCGCCGCTAGTTGAAACTGTTAGGTCCGCAGCCGTCCCCTGTATTTTTTGACTGTTTCTACCTATTGTTAAATTGTTTGTACCGAATGTACCGTGGGAATCTATAATTTTTACTTGATCACCTATTGAAGGTCCTGATGGTAAAGTGATTGTTACAACACCTCCTGATGTATCAACAAAAATGTTGTCACCAGCTGATGCCGTATAGTTACCACTTTTATCTAACCATGCCTCGCCTAAACCAGCAAGTGTAAAAATATCATACCAGTTAGTTCCGTCAGTAGAAACTAATCTGTATTTACCATTTGTAATTGTTAGTGTGTTACCTGAAGCACCTAGTCTTGCAGTGACATCTGCACCACCTGAAATGTTGTTATAAAGTCCATAAGTTTTTTGTGTAGTTGGAAACTGTACTATGTGTGTAGTAGAAATAGTTCCAGAAAAAATTATTTGGTTTTGTCTAGCTTCGTTGTTAGCTTGAGATTGTGGACCATCTGCATTTGTTAAAGTTGTAGGTCCTGTTCCAGAAAGAGTCTTTGCATATACACCAGCGATAGCAAATTCGAATACTTGAGAAAAGTTATTGTTTGTAATAGTACCCCAAGTTCCTGAATTTTCTCCAGTGGTTTGTAGCTCTATCCTTAAACCTGTCGAATATGTTGAACTCATTTAATCTCCTAATTTTAAAATTTAATGATTATTTTAAAGTTTGTCAAAACTTTTTTTATGCAGCCTTATGAACCTCTGTCCAACTTATTCCGCTGTTTGAGTCATCTACTTGGCTCCAGAAGGTGCCTTGTAAATTACCTGTACTACTAGTAGCAGAAACGCCAGTAATTGTAAAGCTAACATCTATACGAATTTGTGGTGATCCAACGCTAGAAATCATAGCCACACTAGGGGCTTCATAGCTGGTTTCTTGAGTAGCATCGCCTATGCTAGAAGTTAATCCAGCAGCAGTAGGTGTAACTATTGCATTAGCTGTAACTGTAACGTCGTTAGTATTAATAACCTCGCCAAGGCCAGTTACATTAACAGGAGCGGATCCAGATACAGTTTCATCTCCTAAGGCTATAGTGGTGCCATTACCTGTAAGAGTAACATTTGCGTCTCCAGTTATGGTCATAGATCCTAAAGCAGGGGTTAAGACTTGTGGTGCTACGTCTATTGTAATTGGTAATGTTCCAGCTCTAGCTACTAGACCTTGCTCACTTACAACTATTGTTGTGTTGTTATCACCAGATATAGAGAAAGTGCCTATGTTAGATGTTGCAGAAACACCAGTTACAAAAACAGAAGTACCAGGAGTTGTAGTTGCAGATGTTAATTCAACACCAGTGATCGTAGGAGCAACATCACCTTGGAATCCTATTGATCCGGAAGAAGATGTTAAAGAATTACCTGTTACTGAATATTGAGTTTCAAGAATATTCCAAAGATTATCACCCCAACCTATTAATTCGCCTGTAACTTGATTTGCACCACGACCCCAACCTGATTGGAACACACCAGTTGCGTCTTCTTCACCAAGTGCAGAGGTTAACGCAATGCCTGTTGCGGTTACGTTTGAGTCTCCAGTTGCTACTTCAGTTCCTAAAGCAGAGGTTAACGCGTTACCAGTAGCATCTACTTCTGCAATACCTGTTGCTACAACAGTTCCAGTGGTAGAAGTTAATCCTGCTGCAGTGGCAGTAACGTCAGCATTACCAGTTGGAATTTCATCACCTAAAGATGAAGTTAACCCAACACCAGATAATCCATTATCTGAAGTTAATATGAAATCACCATTACCCCAAGAAGATGTGCTCCATCCAAGTGGCACGGTGGTTCCTACCCCTCTGTTCCATCCTGTTAATATTTGATTGTCTACAATAGTAGGATTAGGCATTGTCCCCGTAGTAGATGTGAGGGCATTACCTGTTGCTGCATACTCAGATGCCTGAGTTGCATCACCAATATTAGACGTGATTGAAAGTCCTGTGACCCCAAATACGTTTGTGGTAACTAGGGAAACAGTACCAACAGAAGATGAGAGGCCATTACCTGTTGCATTAACGGGTGCAAAGGTATTCCATGCACCCGAATTCCAGGTTTGTCGGCCCCATCCTTGAAGAGAGGCCATGTATTATCTCCTATGCTATTCTTATGATTGCAGCAGTTGATTCAGCAGCAGGGAACGTAATTGTAAACGTACCAGCAGTTGAAGTTTTAACAGCACCAAAATCAAGAACACACACTGCAGCGTTTGTTGTCAAACCAGATACAGTTGAACTGTTATAAATAACAGCAGCTTGTGCAGAAATAGTTGCACTTGTAAATGATATGTCATTGAAATCGCATACAGCAGAATCACCTGATAAAGTTGGGGTTACGGATGTTAAA